ATTGCCGGCTGCTCAAGAAGTTGCGGGAACAACAGTTACTGCTGCTAACGTAATTACTGAATTAGGTAAAATCGTTGATGCTATTCCACAAACAGTTTACGGAAAAGAAGACCTTAAAATTTATGTTGCTCCAAACATCGCTCGTGCTTATGTTCGTGCGCTTGGAGGGTTCTCGGTAGCTGCTACTTCAAATTCAGGTACAAATGCATTGGGTACACAATGGTATACTAACGGAGATTTGACTTTCGATGGTGTTGCTTTGTTTGTTGTTAATGGTCTTGCTGCTAATACTGCTATTTGCGCTCAAACTGCTAACCTATACTTCGGCACCGGATTAATGAGTGACATGGCAGAAGTTCAGGTAATTGACACCTCATCCACATTAGGGGACAAAAACGTAAGAGTAATCATGCGTTACACTGCGGGTGTACAAATTGGAGCAATCGAAGACGTAGTAACATACGGAATTCCTAACGCTGCAAACTAATTAATTAATTTATAAACTTTAAGGGGATTGGAGTAGTCCTTTCCCCTTTTTTAATACTTAAAAATATATGAGTTGCGAAATTACAAATGGTCGATTAGAAGCGTGTAAAGATTCTATCTCCGGCTTAATGAATATCTATTTCATAAATTATGGTGATTTAGATACACAAGGCATAACATACGGAACAGCTGGTGATTCTGATGTTATCGAAACTTGGGAGCCTGCATCCACTTTGTCTTTATATAAATATGAATTGAAAGGCGCAAACGGATTTGAACAAACAATCCAAACGTCAAGAGACAACGGAACCACTTTCTTTGAGCAAGTTTTAACAGTTCAATTAAAAAACCAAACTATTGCTACACATAAGAACGTAAAAATGTTGGCTTATGGTCGTCCTCGTATTGTTGTTGAAACAAGAATGCACCAATTCTTTTTAGTAGGAGTTGACCAAGGAGCAGACGTTACTGCAGGTACTGTTTCTTCAGGTACTGCAATGGGTGATTTTAATGGTTATAACTTGACATTTACTGCAATGGAGCAAGTTCCTGCTAACTTCTTGGATTGTGCAAATGAAGCTGGATTGAAAACTTTGTTTGCTGCTGGTGCGGTTGATGCTGTAGTTGTTACTGCTTAATCTTTAAAAAATACATTTCTCTAATTAAGGCGGCTATTATAGTCGCCTTTTTTTATTTACAAAACAAAATAACCAAAAGTTAATTATGTATATATATGGTAATTCTAACAACCAATAATGTAAATCAACAAGTGTTTCGCTTCATTCCAAGAAGTAGAACTTTTGATAGCGTTAAAATAACGGATGAGCAAACCAATGTTACTACTATAATTAACGCATACACATTTGAAGCGGGCGATTATTGGTGTCGTTTATCAGCTATATTTAACCTTAAAGAAAACCATTTCTACACAATTGAAATAAAGGATGGTTCAACAATAATTTTCAGAGATAAGATATTTTGTACCGACCAAAGTACATCAAGTTTTTCTGTAAACAATGCACAATATACAAGCAACTCAACACAAAATACATTCATAGTTTATGAGTAATGTTCACATATTAAATTTAGCGGCTTATTCTACACCTACTATTCAAGAATCGAAGCGAGATGCTTGGGTTGAATACGGAGAAGATAATAATTATTATCAATTTCTTATAGATAGATATACGAATTCCACAACGAATAACGCAATAATAAACAACATTTCACGCTTAATATACGGACGTGGATTAAGTGCGTTAGATGCGTCGAGAAAGCCAAACGAATACGCGCAAATGATGGCTTTGTTTAACAAAGATTGTGTGCGTAAAATCTGTATGGATAGAAAAATGTTAGGACAATTTGCTATTCAGGTGCATTATTCTAAAGACCATTCAAAGATTCTAAAGGCTTATCACATTCCAACTAACTTAATTCGTGCGGAAAAGTGCAATGAAGATGGAAATATTGAAGGATATTATTATTCTGACGATTGGACTGATGTAAAGAAATTCAAACCACAAAGATACTCAGCATTTGGCACATCAAAAGATGAGGTAGAAATATTATTTTCTAAACCTTATGCAGTTGGAATGAAATATTACAGCTATCCTGACTATCAAGGTAGTTTGCCTTATTCAATGTTGGAAGAGGAAATTGCGGATTACTTGATTAACGATGTAAAAAATCATTTTTCAGGACGTATAGTCGTAAATTTTAACAATGGAGTACCAACCGAAGAGCAACAAAAACAAATTAGTTCTAAGGTAATAAACAAACTTACCGGAGCAAATGGTAATCCAGTAATCGTTGCATTTAATCGTAACGCAGAAAGTAAAACTACAATAGATTCTATTCCTTTAGACAATGCTCCGGAACATTTTACCTACTTAAGTGAAGAGGCAATGCGTAAAATAATGCTTGGACATAACGTAACATCTCCGCTTATTTTTGGTGTAGCAAGTTCAAACGGATTTGGTTCAAATGCTGACGAATTGCGCAACTCGATTATCTTATTTACAAATATGGTAATTACACCAATGCAGAATGAAATACTTGAGGCATTCGATGACATATTAGCGTTTAACGGAATCAGTTTAAACCTACAATTTGAAGATTTAAATCCATTAGATTCGGAAGGTGACTTAACTAATAACGAAGGCAGCAAAGTAATTGAAGGTATTAATTCATTATCACCATTGGTTGCAAATAAAGTTCTTGAGTCAATGACTCCAAACGAAATTCGTGCATTGGTTGGATTAGCACCCGAACAAGGAGGGGGTAATTTGAAAGACGCAAACGCATTTGGATTGAGTAAAATAGACCCTACAAGTTTTTCAAGTGATTTGGATTTGGAAGAGTGGGAGTTAATCGATAGTAGAATGGTCGATTATGAAGAGGAAGAGGAAAACGATAATTTAATTAATAAGGCAAATAACCCAAGTTTATTAACTAAAGTTTTGCATTTAGCATCTACCGGAGTTGCATATCCAAAAAGAAATTCTGAACAAGATACTAAATTATTTAGGACTCGTTACAGATATTCAGGCGGTGGTGCAGGAGAACGTGAGTTTTGTCAAAAAATGATGGCTGCAAATAAGCTATATCGTAAAGAAGATATTATTAAAATGGGCGAAATAAATGTTAATCCTGGTTTCGGAATGAGACCAACACCAAATGAGCCTTATTCAATTTGGTTATGGAAAGGTGGCGGTTTGCTTTCTGAGGAATATCCAAACGGAACTTGTAAGCATTTTTGGACTCGTGAAACATATAGAAGAATAGGTACGGATATTACTTCTCCATTAGCTAAAAAAGTAACACCATCTGAAGCAAGAAAAGCAGGTGAAATTTTACCAACAAACGACGCAAGAATATACAAAGCGCCACACGATATGAAATAAGATATGGCAGAAGCATTACTAATTACCCGAGACGACATCGTAAGATATACAGCATTAAATGGAAATGTCGATGTAGACAAATTTATTTCGTTTGTCAAAATTGCGCAGGACATTCATATGCAAAATTATTGCGGTACAAAGCTACTTGAGAAGATTAAAGCTGACATTATAGCGAATACTTTATCAGGTAATTATTTGTCGCTTACAACTACCTATTTAAAGCCGATGTTAATACATTGGGCAATGGTTGAATATATGCCATTTGCAGCGTATACAATAGCTAATAAAGGAGTATATAAGCATAGTTCTGAAAATAGCGTTAACGTAGAAAAGAATGAAGTAGATTTTCTTATTGAAAAGGAACGAAGTATAGCGCAGAATTATACAGAACGATTCATTGATTATATGAGTTTTAATAATGCTTTATTTCCTGAATACTATACGAATTCAAATAACGAGATTTCACCCGATTCAATGAATAATTACACCGGTTGGTATATCTAAATTAAAGACAATATGGCAAACACAATAGGATGGGGACAAGCAGCGGTAAATAATACCATTGATTGGGGTAAAGGAAAAACGAATAATACGATAGGATGGGGTACAATTTATAGTTCGTCACCTTATGGGGATACTGATTTAATCGGAACACCTGCAACAGACGCAGACGCAGACGCATTTATTACTGCTGCTGCGATTACTGATACCACACAAAAGAGAGCAATTGATAAACTTGTTGTTGACTTAAAAGGCTACGGCATTTGGACAAAAATGAAAGCAATCTATCCATTCGTAGGAGGAACGGCTGCACAGCATAAGTATAATTTGGTTAATCCTTCTTTATATCAGTTAACATACTCTACTGGTTTAACACATTCTTCTTTAGGTATAAAGGGAAGTGGTTTGTCTTATGCGAATACTAACTACAAAAACACAATATTAGGTGTTGGGCAGAATGATATTTCAGTAGGTGTTTATTTGCAAAGCTGGAATATAAATCAAACGATGCAATTTGGAAATTTTGGCAATTTCACTTTGTACAAATCAGGAATAAATAATATTTCTCCGCTTATAAATAATGCTTTTGTTTTATCAATTCCTACTGCTTCTAGTAATGGATTTATGCAATCATCAAGAAATAATTCTGCCAACTTATTATTTAAGCACAAAAATAACACAGTAGCTACATTTGCTGTCGCATCAAGTGCATTGAGCAGTTTAGACGTATGGATTTGTAGAGCAAATGCATACGATG